GCCGACAGCAGAAAAGTTGATGATGCAATGTCTGACATTATTGCAGGCATTGGACGACCTCAAGTCCCACAGCAAGTCACAACAGCAATTCCAGGTGCATCTGCGGAAGCTCCGAAACAGACTCTTAGCATAATCCCGCCAGAGCAGTCGATCCACACGCTTGATTTCCTTACCTTCGCTGACAATTATACCGGCAAGCCATTCAACTTCATCCACTGCGACTTCCCCTACGGAGTCGGAATGAACAAGTCCGCTCAGGGGAACGCGAAGCAGTGGGGCTCATATGAGGACTCCCCTGATACCTACTGGCGCCTTTGCGCCTGCCTTGCGCGGAATGTAGATCGCCTTATGACCCAAAGCGCCCATCTCATGTTCTGGTTCTCGATGGAGTACTATGAAGAAACATTGGCCTTCTTTGCGGAGAATGCGCCTACTCTTGAGTTCCAAAAGTTCCCACTTATTTGGTACAAGAGTGACAACAAAGGCATCCTGCCGGATCACAATAGAGGTCCCCGGCGAGTCTACGAAACGGCTTTTATTGCCAGCAGGAACGACCGTTTCATTGTCAGGCCGGTATCGAATTGCTATCCGTCGCCTGCTGCTAAGGAAGATCATCAGTCCGAAAAAGCGGAACCGATGTTAGCTCATTTCTTCCAGATGTTTGTTGATGAGAATACGAGGCTGCTAGACCCGACTTGCGGCTCTGGCACTTCGCTTCGCGCCGCTGAGCGCCTGGGCGCGTCACAAGTGTATGGCCTCGAAATCAACCCGGAGTATGCAGAAAATGCCAAAACGCGCTTACGCCAAACGAGAGTCCTCCGCGCAGCCGAAGGCCTCAAAAAACCTGCCTGAGATGAGCAGAGAAGAACTCGGCCAGTATGTCGCGAAAATCATCTCGGACGACCGGAACTCTGTTCACGGCAATCCGCACAAGCAATTCTCGACACAGGTCGATGTGTTCAATCGACTCATCCAAGACTGCAAGAGCCTGAATAGCACACAAGCCCACGCGGTCATGCAGATCACGACCAAACTCTCTCGCATCGCGAATGGTGATCCAGACCATCACGATCACTGGATCGACATTGCAGGCTACGCACTCATCGCCGCTGAGGCTTGTGGTAAGGACCCAGTAGAACTGTGATTGAAAGCAATCCCTGCATCCGTGCCTTCGGGCCGAAGGACGCCAAGATCGCACTCGTTGGCGAGGCGCCCGGCGCTGAGGAGGAGAAAGTTGGCCTCCCCTTCGTCGGCTATTCCGGCAATGAACTCCGCCAGATGTGTACGGAGGCAGGGATTGACTTCAACAAGACCTACCGCACAAATGTCCTGTGGACTCGCCCACCTCTCAACAAGATCGAGAGCTTCTATGTCAAACGAGAGTCCCTTCCTTCAACCTATCCCTTTGGACCAGTTGCATCTGGCAAGTATCTATCCCCTGTCTTTATCCCTGAAGTTAATCGACTTTATGAGGAACTCAAAACACTCCGCCCTAACATCGTCATCGCACTTGGCAATGTGGCGTGCTGGGCACTCCTTGCAACTACTGGAATTAGCAAAATCCGCGGAACGACTGCCGCCAGCTCACCACTTGGCGGCATTAAAGTATTTCCAACCTTCCATCCGGCGAGCGTCCTCAGAAACTGGGAACAGCGGGTGATCGTCGTAGCAGACTTGATGAAAGCACTCCGTGAGAGTGCATTTCCTGAGGTCCGTCGTCCGCAGAGGTTCGTCACCATCAATCCATCGCTGGAGGAAATCCGCGATTGGTACTTCCGATACGCCCTTGGCGCTGCGGCGATCGGTGTGGACGTAGAGACACGGAACGGACATATCACTATCGCCGGCTTCGCGTCCAGCCCAAAGCACGCCATAGTAATCCCACTCGCGGACTTACGACAGCAGGACTCCTGCTACTGGCGCACCCTCGAAGACGAGATAGAAGCCCGCCGCTGGATACAGAAGTTCCTACTCCTCCCACAGCCCAAAATCTTCCAGAATGGAATGTACGATATACAGTATTTCCTTCGCGAAGACTTCAAACTCCATAACTGTCTCGAAGACACGATGCTTCAGCATCACGCCATTTTCCCGGAGCTGCCCAAGTCGCTAGGTTTCTTGGGTTCTATCTACACAGACGAGCCCGCATGGAAACTCATGCGACCGCGGGCTAAAGAAGCAGATCAGCTAAAGAAGGATGAATGATATGGCAGTTATTCGAGTCATCATTGAGAGCCCATTTAAGGGCGAGACTGTTGAAGAGCGGATGGAGAACATCAAGTACGCCAGAGCTGCATGCCGAGATGCAGTTATGAAACAAGAAATTCCTATGGCTTCTCATCTCCTGTACCCCCAATTCCTGGCGGAGGAAAACCCGCACGAGCGGAACATCGGCATCCAGTCCGGCTATGTGTGGTGGGACATAGCTGACAAGATCATCTTCTACATCGACCGCGGTATGTCAGACGGTATGATCGAGGCCTTCCGCAAGGCGGCGAATGAGAAACGTGTGTTTGAGTTTCGTTATCTCGAAACTGGCGTTTCGGTGAAGATGCCAGAGCAGGTGATGGAGAAGAAGGTCTTAAAGGAAGAGGAAGAATTGCCACTCGAGATGCCAGAACCTGATCACATGCCTTCTGGCGTTCTAACGATGGAAGACCTTCTCCCGAAGAACGAAGTTCACAAGGTTCCCCCTCGTGCCCGTAGTTGACACTTCCACCCTAACCCCCGACTCGAAAGGTCACGACAGCCACCAAGTCTACAACGGACTCGATGCCTGCGTGACCGTCGAGGTTTGGCGTGATCTGTGCTCGAAGATGGACGAGCGATCGCAGATCATTTATAATTTCGAGCGTGGAATGCAGGCGCCCGCTCTCGACATGATGAGACGAGGGGTTCTGATCGACCCCTATGAGAAGCGGAGCGGGATTGAAAAGATCACTGAGTCCCGCGAAAAGGTGCTCGCCATTTGGGATCGCTATTGCATCGCGACAGTCGGCCGGCCGCTCAAGATCACGTCCACAAAAGACCTATCTTGGCTGTTTTACGAAGCCATGCGCCTTCCGGTGCAGCATGAGCGTCGGCCAAACGGAGAGCGATCGCCGTCGGTAGGTCGGAAGGCACTGGAGAAGTTGCAGCTATATCTCTACGCCCGCCCCTTCATCGAGTGTATCTTCGCCGCGAGGGAAGAGAAGAAGCTCCTTGAAGTCCTCCAGAACAAGGTCGATGACGATGGCCGAATGCGGACTTCTTATAACGTTGCGGGAACTGAGACAGGCCGCTGGTCCAGCTCCAAAAATGTCACCGGGGGAGGTGGTAACTTCCAGAACATTACCGCACAGTTGCGACGTATGTTTATCTCGGATTACGGTAAGAAAATGTGTGGGATCGACCTGGAGCAGGCTGAGTCTCGTGTGGTTGGGCTCATTGTCTTCTGGCTTTTTGGAGACACTAAGTATCTCGATGCCTGCGAAGCGGGTGACCTGCACACATTTGTCACGAGGATCATCTGGCCGAATCTTCCTTGGACCGGAAATGAGAAAGACGATAAGGAAATCGCTGAGCGACAATTCTACCGAATGTTTACCTACCGAGACATGGCTAAACGTGGAGGTCACGGCACCAACTATTACGGCACGGCTTTCACGATGGCTCAGAACCTTAAAGTTCCGAAGGGGATGATGGATGCGTTCCAAGAACAGTACCTTGGCGAAGGTGGTTTCCCAGGCATCCGCAAGTGGCACCGCTGGACGGCGGAGCAACTCCAAACTCTCCAGTATATTGATACTCCATTTGGTGACAGAAGGTACTTCTTCAGCCGACCGGGCGATGACTCAACTCTTAGAGAAGCGATTGCGCACGTTCCACAGAGCGTTGTTGGAAGACTGCTTAACCTCATCCTATGGCGTCTCTGGAGATACCTTCCTGAAGTCGAGCTACTCTTCCAAGTCCACGATGCAGTATATTTCCAGTACAACGACAACCCGGAAGTCGAGCAAAAAGTCGTCTCGAAAGCGTTAGAGTTATTCGCTGTGCCTATCACACTCAATGGCCGCACCATGATAATCCCTGGTGAGGCGAAAGTGGGATGGAACTGGGCTAACGAGAAAGACAAACGTATCAAGAATTGGGTAAATCCCAATGGACTGAGAAAATGGAATGCGGACAAGCCCGATGACAGGAAGCGGCTCATCGGATTGGATCGACCAATATCTTGAGTTCACAGACGGTATACCTGCGCCTGACATCTTTCGACTATGGAGCGGTATCGCCTGTCTTGGAGGGGTGTTGGAGAGGCGAGTTTGGGCGAAGGTCGGCAGGGGAGCGATTTATCCGAACCTCTACGTCCTTCTTGTCGGCGCGCCTGGAGTTGGAAAGTCGCAGGCCATCGCGAAAACGCAGGACTTATGGCGATCAGTTAAGGGACTCTATGTAGCACCAGATAATATGACAAAGGCGGCACTTGTCGATGTGGTTGCCCGCTCTACCCGCCGCCTGATGATCGAGGGAAGGATGGAGGAATTTCATGCTTTGCTCGTACCCTCAACTGAGTTTGGCGTTCTTGTTCCTGCTCATGACCTCGAGTTTCTTAATACTCTCAATAAGCTTTTCGATAATGAGAAGTATTACAGAGAAGAGCGAAGGCACATGGGAAATAAGCAGATTGACATTGCTTATCCTCAGCTCAACATTCTTGCTGGAACTCAGCCTTCTTATCTTGCTAATCTTCTGCCTGAACAAGCCTGGGGTATGGGCTTCATGACCAGGATAATAATGATCTACTCTAACACCCCCAAGAAGGTCAAGCTGTTCCATGAAACATCCTTCCCAGCCGAGAAAGAGGCAGAGCTACTTAAGCGGTTACGCGATTTTGCTAAACTTTGGGGGCCTGTCTCCTGGGAACCTGATGCCGCCGCTGCAGCGGAGCAGTGGGTACACGACGGTTGTCCGCCTATGCCTGACCATTCCAAACTCGAAGCCTATAATTCCCGTCGCATTCTACACACAATCAAACTGGCGATTATCGCCGCTATCTCCCGGACGGGGGAACGAGTCATACAGCTTCAGGACTTCACTCGTGCTCAAGACTGGCTGATTCACGCTGAGAAGTTGATGCCCGACATCTTCCGTGAGATGGTCAATCGGAGCGATTCTCAGGTGATCCAGGAAATGCACTATTTTATGTGGACAATCTGGGCCAGGAAGCAGGAGCCCATACACATTTCTCGAATCGTCTACTTCCTATCAATGCGAGTGCCGTCGGAGAAGGTCAATCGACTGATCGAGATTTCTGAAAAGAGTGGTGTGATAAAGCGTGTGGCTGGCACCACTGACCAATTCATCCCTGTCGCACGCGAGCAACACGGAATGGATTTGTGAGCACAGAAGCGGACGATCTCCGAAACCTTGCAACGCAGATCGAGAACCTCGCCCGTGCCCATCCTGCATATTCAATGTCTTGGGAGATAATCCGCATGACTACCTCCCACATTCAATGTCTCGCTGCATTCATGGACGCCAATCGCAGCGTCTCTCTCCGAACTCATTATGCTGCAAAATCTGAGTCGCAAGAGAGTCCGAGATCGCCCTTACATCCTTCGCCGTTGGACGAATAGCACGGAAGCCGTCACAGCTAACCATCTGGCTGCATCCAGCGCTCCAAGCGC